TCATAGAGAAATATTCCCTTTATTTTCAATCCACCATTTTGCGGACGTGGGAATTTTCTTATTGTTTTTTAGTGCGATCGCAACATCATCTATTGCTCTAACTGCTATAGATTTAGCCCATTTAATCTGCTTTTCAGAGCCTTCAAACTTTAGCGACTCTACATAATTAAGAGCATCTTCTCTGTTGCTTTCTGAGACTGGATCTTCTTCCTCGATCTCATAATCGCACGGAATACTATCTAAATTCTTTAAAACAGCACTGAAAATTATTTCATTTATAGGTACAGAAGAGAGAATAAAACTCTCTTCTCTGATTACCTCTAGAACTAAATCTTCAGCAATAGATTGATAGGTTTCACCTGGCTCTAACTGGAACTCAGAATTGCTCACTAAATATTCCACTACCTTTCTAACGGCTTTCTGGCATTCTGGATTTCTAAAATCCACACGAATCATTTGAAGCCCAGAAGTGTCAAATTTATTTAAAAGCCTTCTTTGTTTGATAGCCATGATACAATACCTTTAAACGATGTTTTACTTAGAGGCTTGGGCTTGCTCCCCTTGCCTCTATATTTATATCATTACACAATATTTTATCCTTGTCAATAGCAAAGTGTCCGTATTTTAAATATTTTGTACTGAACTTTTGAAGTTGTAAATTGTACAACATAAAAAGAAGTAAACGACGTAACCGACATCAACTAAAACAGCAACTAAGAAAATTAGATGCGATCGCACTTAAACAAATCCATAGCAGCTTGGGGGGATAAACCCGACATATCTAAGCTTTTAAGTAGATAGCCCAACGGGAAATACTGCTTTCTTGTTCTGATAAACCCACCAAAAAACAAAGTCCTTTAATTAAAGAAGCGATCGCGCTTATTCAAAAAGGATTGTCAATTTTAATAGAATTAATTTAGTTTTTAAAGCGCTCTTGACAGGGCGTTTTTTGTTGTTTAAAAACTTAATTTAATTGTTGATTAATTGTTAATCAATGTGTTATACTAAATCAAGATTAAATTACTTTAGTTTGGGAAAGTAAAGTGACAACCAATCATTACGGAATGCCACAGACACGAGACAAGTGTTATGGCGTGGCTGCTTGTTTAAGTTATTGGGTTTTTAAATGCCGTGACAGGAAACGTAGTCCAGCCATGGGAACTAAAACCTGGACATATTTGGAATCTTCTATCAAGAATTGTGCAGAAATATCCACAAATTTAGAAGATTATCTACAAAATCTTTGTGATAAATTGATATCGCAATTAAGACCTGTAGAGCTAACCAAAATTATTCAACCAACTCAGAGAATACTGAGAATTAATGAAGATGCAACTGAAATCAAGGAACTACCAATAGATCGAAGTTTGGTTTTTATGGGGTGGCTTGACTTGCTTGCCGATATTGAACCCCACGGATTTAGTGAGTGGGACGTAATGGAATTGTTAAGAACAAAAACAGGAGTTATTCAAGTAATTTGTCGTCTGCGATTTGAAGAAGATAGAAGTGTGGGGCTTGATGAACCAGAAGAATTTATTGAGGTAGAGGTGACAAATGTTTGATAATTATAATATTTTTGACAGAGAGAAATTAACCCTGCATTGCTTAATCACGCTACAGACACCATTGAGCCATATAGGCGAAGTGTCTGGCAATGTTAGCAATCTGAAAACTACTAAGTTATTGGACTTTGAAGGTAATCCTAGAAGTGTTTTTGTCTATTCTGGTAATGCAATCAGAAACGGTATTTTGCGCCGGGTAGGAGTGGCAGCAGCACTCACGGAATTAGGAATTAAGGTAAATCCAGATACTCACCATACAATGTTTGCTGGCGGGCGAATTGATGGGGGGACAGCTTCGGATATGGAACTGGATAAAAAGATCCGGGTCTTTATGCCTTGGCTATCAGTATTGGGAACAGCCAAACCCATAGGTGTTTTTGGGACTAAAGAAGCCCAGATGGTAGCTGGTAGAAGTAATATTGGCAGTGGTTATTTAGTCTGCTATGAGTCAGCAGAATACGTTTACAACCAACTCCCAGCAGTTTTACCACCGGAAATACAGCCAACTATGGCCTTATTAATTGAAGCTAAAACCAGACTTTCTTCCGACCCTTTTGTATCCACAAAATCAGAAGACTTAACTAACTGGAATCAAGCAAAATCAGAATGTTTGCCACTGATCAAAAAAGCAATGAAAACATGGACTGAATACTTAACAATTGATCAGACAACTCGCAGAGATAGCACTTTAGATCCCAACTTACTCAAATTTCTACCATCAGAAGTACAAGCACAATTAACAGGTGATGGTAAAACTAAAGAAAAAACTAAATCAGATCAGATGATTGCGTCTGACAGGCTGATCATGCCCGGTGCTAAACTTTATTCTCGATGGGATCTAACTTGTACTCAAATAGAAGAGGGATGGATATTTGATACTTTACTCAAGTTTTCAGAATCACCTTATATTGGTGGTAAAGGCAATCGTGGCAATGGCAGGGTTCATCTTGATTTCTGGTTTCAGTCTGACCATGAACGGGGGTTATTGTGTTCTCTGAAAGATGGAATTATGGGAGATAGGTTTCTTAATTCCCATCAAAAATATCGGGAATATATCAATCAGTATCAGCAGTTTTTAAGTGAAGCAAAAACATCCAAGGAATTAAGGAAGTTGTTAGGTGAATAATTTAAAAGTCACTGCATATTTGTCTACACCGATTGGTGTCTATGACAATTGGAGTCCTTCTTTGGAGGGACTTCTTACCTATAGATTACTAGAAGAAAATAATCTATTGTCTCCCAATCCCACCGCAGAGCAAGTAGCAAAGGTTCAGAATTTTTTAGTAAATGAATTACCGCTTAAACAGAATACAATAATGAATGATAAGTATTTCTGTGTAAGTTCACCTTGCTATGTGGTTCAAGGTGAGGCTACTGATAAATATCGGAAAAGATGGGACAATCACGAAAATAATCTGAACTGGGGAAAAAGAAAGCCTAAATTCTTGACGGGTGAAGGTGCAGAAAAGTCCTATGATTTACCGCTATACACTCGTTTAACAAATAGTATTAGTTGGTTTGTAACAGGCGACAGAACCAAGATTGACGCTCTATTGTCACCTGTTACCCATATTCAGAAAAAACGAAGTTATGGCAATGGTGAAGTTAAGCAATGGCAACTAGAAATAGTTTATGACGACTATCATTTGTGGCGAGATAATAAACTAATGCGTCCTATGCCCGTGAAGTTAATATCACAAAAAATAGATAATCCTCAAATGATTTGGGGATGGAAAAGCCCGTCTTGGTTAGCAGAAAATAAAGAACTTTGTTATATGCCAAAGGACAATGTGATTTATGCTTAGTAATGGCTCTGGGGTTCAATACCCTTGGTTGAAAAAGAAAATTACTAAAGCTATTAATTTCATTAATCAGTGGCTAGAACAATGCAACTATCAGGTTTATGCAAGTATTTCCGGTGGTAAAGATAGCTTAGTAATGTCTCATTTGATCAGGAAAGTTTACCCTGATTGCCCGTTAGTTTGGGTAAATCAAGGGCTGTTAGCAGAATGGGATGATTGTATTGAATTATTGGAATACTTGAAAACTCAAAACTGGAACATTATTGAGCTTTGTCCAGTTCGTGATTTATGGCATTTATACATAGATCACGGAGTTCCGTTAGAGGGTACGATGGATACAAAAGTAGATAAATTAATCAACCAAAAATTGATTTATGATCCATTGCAAGAATACCAAGAAATCAACAATATCAAAGGGTACGCATGGGGAATAAGGAAGCAAGAAAGCAAAAACAGAGCATTTTATCTTAACAAGTACGGTGAAGTTCATGAACTAAAAAATGGGTTAATTTGTTGCTCGCCTATTGCTCACTGGACTACAGAAGAAATATGGCAGTACATAGATATGTACTCACTCAAATACCCAGCAATTTATGACATTAACAAAATGACAGTCAGGAATGGTTGCCCGATTGGAACTACAGGAGCAAACTGGGGTAGATTAGCTGAATTAAAAAGATATTACCCCAATATTTACAACCAATTTGTTGATAAATTCCCACAAATATCGAACTATGTCTAATTGCTACCTTTGCGCTAAACCAGCATCAAATCCACTAGAATTATCCAATACTTTCACCATGCACTCATCGGCTAAGTGTCCAGACTCTAAGCTGCTGTGCGATCGCTGCTATTCTACAATTTCTGGTAATCAAAAGCAGTTATGGTATTGGAATGAAGGTAAAAATAAGTGGTCAAAACTGTGGGGACGATCTTTGTCCAGGGTGTACCAAGGCGATACTTTAATAGCACCAATAATTAAAGGCACTCACACTGAAGGCAAAGATACTTTCAGTGTGGTTAGAAACTTATTGACGCGGGTAGAAATCAGGGAATATTTATTAAATCCTCCTGAGCCACCGTTCACTATCGCTATAGCAGAATCAGGACAAAAACACATTATCCCATGGGCATTAGAAGCGCGTAGCTGTAACTTTTTTCCAATTCAATTTGAGTTAGACACGGTTTATATTGACAACAGATTCAAGGAATCTTTGCAAGTATATGAACAACTAATGGGATTAGGGTTTAGTAAGTCTGAAATTGATTCAGGAAACTACAGAAGCGATAGATTGATGAAAGTGTTTGATAAATTTTGGGAACTTGAGGAATCCATAAAAGCCATTAGAGGGACTAGATTAATGGAATTAATAAATTACGTCGCTCAACTACAATCAAGTGCCGTCGTGGCGGAAATAAAGCCAATTCCTGTAATTCCTGTTTCTCCCACGAGTCCAGACAAATCAAATCCAGTTCAGTTATCGTTGTTTTAGCAAAAACCCTTATAATTCCGATCCGTTAAAAATAACGCTGGAGTCTTTAAAATCAACGCTGGAGTCAGCAAAGATAACGCTGGAGTCCTTAAAATTAACATTGGAGTCGTTAATTTTAAGGTTTCATCTATATTATTAAACAATCTTAATTAACAATCTTAATTAAGAGTCTCTAGTTTAAGTACAAATAAAAATGCTCACCAAGGTGCATGGTGAGCATAATATGTTGAAACCTACTCAATGCAAGTATAGCAAATTTAACCCTTAAATTGCATTTTTAATAGCCTGACAAATTCGTTGCATAAGCAATGGGGGAATGGAATTTCCAATTCCCCTAACATCAACCGCAGACTTACCCGACCATTTATAAGAATCAGGAAAAGATTGTATTCGTGCTAACGCATGGGTGCTTAAACTCTTGCAAGTATCACCACAGACAATATCAATTATTTTAGAGCGATTGCCATTGTGTCCATCGTCACCTAACACTGCACGAATAGTCCAACATGGTTCTAATGGTGTTTTGACCTTGGGTTTGCCACGGTATCCAATTCGTTCTACTAGTACCATTGAGTCGCCATAGGGTGCTACAGCGTCCTTCTGTCGGGGTGTTATCTGTGATTCAGTGAAGTGGGGAATCAGATCACAAATCGCTTCATGCCACCCAATCCAGTTTTTCCTAAATAGATTAATTTGCCCATTAATTGCTTTTCCATACTCAGGAATAATGCAAGGAAAGTCAAACCCATCAGATACGGCAATACTTAAAAACCGTTTTCGGGATTGAGGTACACCGTAATCAGCAGCATTGTAAATACCTTTGCCAATCCGATATCCTTTGTCTATTAAAAATGCTTCAAAGTCCAGATAAACCTTTGATTTAGAATAACCGGGGACGTTTTCTAAAACTATAAATTCAGGTTCATATAAGCTGTAAAATTCATGGGTTGCACTCAATATATTAGCACGAACGCTATCTTTATTGGTAGCCACATTAACCACTGAAAAGTCTTGACAAGGTGGTGAAGTTTGGTGAACTAAAATATCGCCATTCCGGTCTTTTTTGGTGGGAATATTTAAATTCCTGAAGTTAACTTTGGCAATATCTTCTATTAATACATCCCCACAATTAGTTTGATAAAGTTCTGCTATTCTAGGATCAAACTCAATAGCAGATATTGGTTTTAATAAAGCAGACATTGCACCTATAGTTGAGCCACCGCATCCTGAAAAATGAGTAGAGTAATAAATCATTTATGTTTCACCTGTATTGCACCTTGAATTATCAAAAATCTCCAATCAATATTGTCCCTAATTCTGTTAGAATTACGCTTACACATAAACCAACTTTGAGATAATGTTCCACGCCAAAATATTGTATCTAAAATCATAACAAAATACTCTATGCCCAGAAGTTTTAAATAAAACCCACCGGGCTTTAAGTTAACCACAAAGATGGTTTGTCCACCTTTTTCTATTACAAAACCTATGTCTTTAGTTCTTTGAATTTTCATGTTTTTAGATCAATAAGTAAGCTATAAAACATCATAACAAAATAAATTCCACATCCAAGTTTTGCCATTTTTAACAATTTCTTGGGGTCTATCAATTACTGTATCAAAATTTCTGCCACGACAGTTTTTATTGCTTCTCCAGGTTTGCACCATTCTTTGTTCCGAACATTCTCTATCCAAGGATTTCATGCGTCCCCAGCAGCCATCAGCATCCTTAAAATAGCTACCACAAATACCAAACATTCGCCCATTTTTTAATGTTATCATTTTGCCACTGTACTACTATTGTTAAAAACAACAAAACCGCTAGGTGAGCGGTAATGTTGCGGCAGTTCTACGACGACCCCTAGACTGTGTCTATTTAGATTTTAGCACATACTTAGTTGGGTTTCATTGTTTGCAAGTGAAGCGCAAATATCGTACATCTCAGCCCATACGTAATCATCTTTTGCAATTGACGACAAAGGCTGTCCTGCGTATTTTGCTTGCATAGATATTTGAAAATATCTAGTTAACATTTTTTTGATCAAACTTATCTTGGTTTTCTCGCTTACTTGCAATCTGTAGTCCCCTGTTTCAGTTTTTTCTACAAAAACTCTAAAACCAGAAATTATCGGGAAAACCAAAGATTGCTGAGTTATCACACAGGTAAGTATTTCATGGTTAGGCAACTTGGTATATTTCCTAGCGTCGTTTCCACTTTTTGTAAACCTTGTTCCTGTAGCACTAGAATGATGCTGTTCTTCTAGCCTTTTGAATATTTTAGACTGAATATCTATAGCGTCGTGAACTAACGAAAAAAGTTTTTTTGGTACTAAGTCTCGACGTATAGAATTAGCGGCGTGTATTGAAAGCTTTGGATGCTTCTTTTTGCTGGTATTGGACGGAGAATAACTTGGATCTAGTGCCAAAATAAGACTGCAAATCCTGGCAATTGTACAGCACCCATCAACATTTGTTGTCTGCACTCCAAATTGTCCTTCGTGATAAATAATTCTGTACTTTTCAAGCTGCGGCTTCATCCAGTCATAGTCACCGCTATAATTTGCTAAACTCATTTTTGAGACGGCTTTACTGGTATTTAATGCGATCGCCTTTTCTTTTAATTCAATTTCATCAAAACCTGAATAGATTATGATGTTTACAAAAACTTGAGAAATATCTATCTCTTTAAAATTAGCAGCCACGCAAAAAGCTAATAGCCGATGACCACCATCTAACAATCCATCGGAATCTTTAAACGTCAATCTAATCAAACTTGCAGTAATTTTTGAGCAATCAGCAGCAAGATGAAGTGGTGAACTAATAACCGAAACACCCTTTTTTAAGGACTCAATTATTGACTCGGTAACAGAGTTTTTTGTCGGTCTTCTTACGTTGGCAGTTAGCGGGATTTTCCATAAAAGATGAGATTCGCTTTTACCGTTAGCTTCAACTAAATCCTTAAGAGTAGTTGATACATGATACTCTTTTCCCTGTTGAACTGGAAATTCATTTAACGACCGGATGTTTAAACTAATAGCGTGTGCCATAATTGGATGGTGGTTTAATTGATTTCACATCAATAAAATATTTTATTGATGTGAATTTACTTATAATAATATCATAAATTAATTTATTTGTTAAAAAAATAAACGGTTTTTAAAATACCCACTAATACGCTTTAGTGGGTACAAAAGATTCAAGCTAAATCTTTTTCAGTGCATCCCAAGGGTCAATCCCGCATTCCATATAGGTCGTTAATCGAGTTTGACAACGTTCTAATTTGTTTAACGTCTCAAAGTCCGTAAAGTCTCGCTGACCGTTCTCTAATCCAATTTTAGCTTGCATGAAGGAAACAAATCGGGCATATTCCCAAGGTTCTTTAAATCCGTATTGTTGAAGCTGATTAGTCAATGGGCGGAAATCATGCCTGGTGTTGAATCTTGCAGTCAACCAACGCTGTCTTTCTTCTGCTTCATGCTTGACCCCAAAGGCATCGCAAAACAACTGATAAAGCGACTGGTTCACCAATATCCGGGTCATGATCTGGGCTTTCTGATTCCCTTTAAAAGCCAACTCAGCAATCAAGTTTCCAAATACTTCTAGTGGAATAGCATTTATACCTTTAGGGTTAAGTGATGTCTTGAGTTTGGCGAACTGGAAACTCTTGTCTAGTAAGCTTTTGATGTCTCTTGATGCTTGGTTTTTGTCGAACTGAAAACAGCTACTTAATTGAGGAACACCTACGTAATATTCCCCACTTTCGGACATTAATCCTTCAAGAGAAAGATTTTTGCCAAACTTGACTTCTGTTATAATTGCAGTTATCATGGTGATATATCTTGATATGAAATACCATAAGCAGCGCTGAAACTTTGCTTATGGTATTTTAATTATAACACTTAATCGCAAATATAACTACAGTTGTTGATATAATAAAAGAATATTTTTATTAAGTACAGGGCATGATTAATCAAGTAATTCATGGTGATTGTTTTGAAGTTTTGAAAACTATTCCTGATGGTTCTATTGACGCTGTAATCACAGATCCGCCTTACATGACAACTGATTTAAACTTTGATAAAACAGGCTTTGATGTTGACTTATTCTTAAAATTATTATTACCAAAACTTAAAAGTGATGGACAATTAGCTGCATTTGGGAGTATTGAATTACTTGCTAAGTTTAGCGGTATTTATCCTATTAGATGGTCAGGAATGTGGTTAAAACCGAGAGGAGTGATGAGAACTCATACAGCCAAGAAACCTATGAGCAAAAGCGAACCTTACTGTATATTTGCTCACCCAAAACATAAAGTATCAAACCTTGTTTATAACAAAATATTATTGCCAGGAGAGCCTTATGAAAAAAAACAAAAAAATACTGGCTATATTAGAGACGGCAAAAATCAAATAGATAGAGCAAATACTTCTGCATGGACTAAGGACGGGTATATCTCAAAAAACCTGGGTACAAGACAACAAACAGATGTTATTGAATCTCCGTTCAAAGGCTGCATGAAACATCATGAACGAACCATTCACCCCACACAAAAGCCTGTAGCACTGATATCTACATTGGTTCAGTGGATAACCAACCCCGGCGATACAGTCCTTGACCCTTTTGCTGGTAGTGGTACAACAGCACTAGCCTGTAAAGAACTCAACAGAAACTATATCTGCATTGAGAAGGAACGGGAATATATTGACATTATTCATCAACGCCTAAACACACCCATAGCTGAAAGGGGATTAACTGTAGAGGAACAGGTAGAGATTGAGAAAACTAAGTCACCTTATCAACAGTTGTCATTGTTTTAGAAATACCCACTAAAGCGTGTTAGTGGGTAGTGGTAATTTACGGACTATTCAAACACTCTATTAACCCTTCTTCCTGATTCAGAGCATATATTACGGCATTGATTAAAACCATTAGCTGCATTATCATCTATCTTTTCAGATGCGATCGCTTCTGCTAATCCCACAGCCATTAATTCAACCCTGGAAAGTCCATCTCTGAGTTTGGTAATCCCACGACTTTGCTTGACCTCTTTGGCTGTTCCCCCAAGCAAGGGTTTGTAAATCTCATTGGTGCAGATTGCATATTCGTGGGGTGCAGTAACACCATGTTCTTTCAGTGTGTCAGTAAATTGCACCCTGGTTTCTAGTCCTTCTATGCGCTGCTGAATCCACTCTTCAGTATGTCCTTGTTTTTGCCATCCCTTTTTAGCACGTTCCCTACCGCGCTTATATGCTAACTCTGGGTTTACCTCCTCTTCTATGCGCTCTTTAACCCAATCATAAAACTGAGATTTGAGAGAAGGGGACAAATATCCGGCATAATCAATGGCCAATTTCCAGTGAGCTAGTGTTTTACCGTTGCGTCCTCTTGTAACTTTAAAAACATCTGATAATCTGATATTATCTTTTAGTCTTTTGCTGTCAAGGATTTGATTGATTAGCATATCCGTACTGGGAAGTAATCGCCACTTAGCAGGGGTTTGGCTTTCGGGTCTTCCTGCCATTTCCCATAACTTAGTAAGATTAATAAAATCCTGATCAATTTCTACAGAAATCCCATTGTGGATAAAAGCTGATATATTAGACATGATTAGCCTACTTTGTCTAGGTTGGTTGCCAGTGATATCGCCGTTGGGAATGCTGACCACATTCTTAACGGTGCTGGTATTTTAATTATAACACTTAATCGCAAATATGACTACACTTATTGATATAATAATCATGTACTTTTATTGATAGCCATGGGTAATCAAAGGACTACAATCCAGGCTGATTAATAACTGAAGATTTAGGTGGTTTTATTCCCCAGTAGATGCTTTTAAATAATTGACAAAAAAATTCTTCTGCATATTGTTAAGTGATTTTTGTGGCTAGTCAATCTTCAATAAATGATAGATAAAACTCGCCTGAGAACTTCCATCCATCAATCCTGGAATAGGTATTGCCATAGGAAAAGATATCTTTTTTGAATATTTTAATAAAGCATTTACCATGTTTTTCCTCTTGGTAATCTTCAATAAAAACACCATTTAAACCAGCAATTGAAGGGCAAAATCTGACATAAGGAGGAGACATGACAACTGCTAGTTTGGGAGTAGTCAGGGGAGGGCTGGCGCATTTGTAAGTTATTACTCCATACTCAGCTAATATATTAATAGCTGTCTCACCCCCAATCAGCCCTACATCTTTTGCCTTTTGTAATGCGTAGTCCCAGTCAATCAAAACAGCTACATTGGTGTTTTTGAATGGATTTAAAGTTTTCATAGTTTTAGTTTTGGGAATGTTGATACCATTCCTGATGTGCGCTGGTTATCATTGTAGCACACAGATAGAAAATATGGCTAGATTCTGTTACAATAGATTTGGATGACTTGATTTAGTAGTTAGCGGTCAGGGTCGTTGGGAACAACTGGGATATTCTTGACGACACTGATTTTATTAAGCAGGTTTTTTATGACAAAAGCCACTCAAGGTCAAGCACAAAGCATTTTTTATTCTACCAACACTCATATATTTGTTGGTAATTCACTGATGGTTGTGTTGACAGTTTTGTTGGTATACTTAATATATTTATGCCACAGTAAAATTATTCCATCGTTGCAATCGTTGGATAATAAAGCTTTTAGAAAAAATAATAACAGGCCACGATTATCCCCAGCAGAAGAAGCAAAGGTTAAGGGATACATGAGAGAGATAAGAGATTTTACACAATTTAATCGCGTATCTCTCTATTTCTTGGATTTACCTTATTTATCCGAAGAATCTGTACAAGCGGAATCTTACACTTTGTGGATAGAAGCATCTAAAAGTATTCCTATGCGAAAAGATACTAAATTATCTTTTGCTTATATAAGTGAAGAGCTTAATCGTGCAATACCAGCAAGAGTTAAGTACAGATACTACCAGTACGCTAAAAATGGCTTGGTGTGTCAGCAATGGTTAACAGATCGCAAAACAGCAAGTTATACATTCTATATAATTCACAAATTCTCGTTTTTGCTATTAGAAAGAACCTCTGGCAACATTTTGAATAATCTTTTAAGACACAAAGAAAAAGATGATTACCTTAATCTTTGTGAATCTATTGAGTCTATTATTGCTCCCAAACTCAATCCTATTGGTAGGCTGTAGTCATCTGATAATCAACACCAATTTCTTTCTCCTGGGCATTTCTTGACGTTTTTACAAGGTAGTTTATAACCTGATATATGCCCAGCCCATCTACTATTTTCATCTGCCCAAGTGCAACTAATATCAGCATTCAGCAGGTAGTGTGGTCTGATAGTTATACCACACCCTGGGCAACGATTTCCGCCCCAAGAACTAGCAGCAAGATTGTAGTTATTATTAATTTGTTTTTTAGCGATCGCGTCCAATTCCCTAAGCTGCTTTTTAAGTAAATGGCGATGTCTGCGGGCTTGTCTTTTTGTTTTCATTACACATTGCGATCCAATGACATTACACAATTAAAGCTAGTAGTCAATGTTGCTTTAATGGATCTATCCAAAGATTTGAGATAAGCATACATCAAGAAACAAGCAGCGTTAAAGTTCATTCTTGACTCACTAGGAATTGAATAAACAATTTGGCCATTAATTGTCACCAAGCCACGGTAAACGTCGTTTGAGCCGCAAATCAGAACACAATGGCGTGCTGTTTGCAACGCAAAATTAACTTGATTGCCATCAACCTTAAAATTGTCCTGGGTGCAGACAAAGTACCTAGACGCTGTTTCTAACAAGTCCATGCTTATTCCTCTTGCTTAAATGGCTCATCAAACCCCCACTGATGAGCTAAAAGTTTTTCGTAGCTTAATCTTTGGATCTCGTGATGCCTAAACAGATTAATCAAAACCTGTTGAGTTTGTTCATGGGACATCTGCCTAACCTGTTGCTCAAATGCAACTATCTTAAATTGTGAAGCAAGTGGTAATTCTTCAAATTGGCTCATAATAAGATCCCAGACATACATCTAAAACTTCACCCAACACTTCATCAAAAATTTCCTCTACAGTCGCACCCTGTTGAAGTTTACAACCCCAATAATCAACGACAGAATCTAAGTCCTGTGGCGACCAAAGATCAAGGGACGCGAGCTTTTTTCTTAACAGATCCTTTTGCCAATTAAACCAAAAATTATCAATCATATTTAATTCCCAAACTATTAAACATATTATTACAAATTTCTGATAAAATAGCAAGTGAATTTTACGCAGGTGTCATCATGAAATACGTTAATCACATTAATGCAATCTCTAAAGAAATAAGGTTTAAGCCGTTAAATACGATTGAAATAAAGATAATTGAATCATTGTGTTTAGGCGGAACGTACCTGGAGATAGCTACGGAAATAAACTACGACCACGGGTACATCGGACAATTAGCCCGTCAGATTTACGGATTGATTGGACAAAAACACAAGGTAAAAATCAAAAGAGATAACTTTGTAGCTGTATTAGATTCAGTCATGGGAGGGGAATTAGAGGATGATTTCTATGGCTGTCATGGGATTAATCCTAAAAGTATTTTTAATGCCAATGTTCTTGAATTTAAGCAAAGCGAGATATTAATTAACGTGACTACTTTTTGGAAATTTGACGCTAAAAATGAATGCTTAGTTTTAAAGACTAAACACCCAATAGTCTTAAAGTTAAGTGACTTAAAAACCAACCCATTTAACACGATTTTAAATGCAACTAGACAAGAGCAAATGTCAGGAGATGCGCTACTAGAATTGTTTAAAATCTTGGATAATTATTTCGATAAATAACCTATTTATTGATAAAATGATAATGTTTTAAAAAACCTACATCACGGCATTTACTATGAGGATAAGTGAGCTTCCAATAGAGACACTACAGATTATTTTGAAAGGGAGAACCTGCGATTTGGTTGATAGACTAAATCTCCCAAGACACACAATTGATTACATCAGAAGAACAATTAAGAAGGGGATAGCAAGGGTAGATTATTCAAAGCTAGACATAAATGCTACCCCTCAAAAAATAACAAACAAGGTCATTGAGGCTCGACCTTGGAGCAGAGAATCAGATAATTTTCTGTTAGAAAAATCAGGCTTAAAAGACTTAAAACACATAGCTCATTTTCTGAGAAGAAGCCTGGAAGACGTAGAGGCGCGGATGCAATACTTAATAAAAATAGAACAGGAAAAGCATCCAATTGAACAAATACTTGCTAATCACCCCAACCTATTGCCAGGGCAGATTGAACAGGCTCGAAGCATATACAAGTACAGTCCAGCGGGCGTGGCGGAATATTGCAAGGTAGTGAGTGCTTATAAAAGTCGCCGGGCTGAACTAAATAAAACTTTTTCCAAGGAAAGTTGGGAACAATTACGAAAGAAATTACAAAGGTAGTGACGAGTCAAAAGCCTTATCCTGACTAGGTTTTAGCGGTAGTGACGGGAAATGCTAACCTACATCCCTATATATAGGATCATTTTCCTTCCTTGGGGTGTTGGTGGGGGGGGGACGGGAATGGGAAGGGATGTGACTCTAAAAATCCTTTCTTTTACGCAATAAGACCTTAGTTCTCCCGTCACTATCCTTAAAACCCTTACAGAGAAAGACTTTTGACCCGTCACCGCTTCTAACATTTGACCTGCCACAGTTGAGTGAAGGATGACTCAAAAATATTTTTAAGCAAGTTTAGTGTATATATAAAATTATTTATTTTCGGTGTTGACGGTTGTTTCTTTATGCTTTATTATAGAAATACAACGCAACGGGTAAACACAAAATGACTAAGCTAACATTTGGAAAACACAAAAATGAAGATATTGCTAACGTTCCCACAGAGTATCTAGAGTGGGGAAAGTCAAAGCTAGACTCTCCTAAGTGGAGAGAAGCTTTTGCTTCAGAGATCAAAAGAAGGCGGGATGAAGAAAAAGAGAAAAAAGCTTACATTAAGGCTAATATTAATACACAAGAGGTTTTAAACCTCTTATACGAAGAGGCGGAAAAAGAACTCTTCCTTGGCGATGATGAAGATGAAGTTATGAGAATAACATCCAAGGATGTACAGCGTTTATTCACGGAAAAAGTTAACCGCGTAAAAGCGGAAATAGAACTGGAAAAATTAGATGCTCAGTTTTGCTCCAAATGGGGCATTACGGAAAAGCAGTTAAATCTAATACATGACTTATCCTTTCATGATGAGTTGACCCCCAACAGATTTTCTACCACTGAAAAATATGAGTCTGCTTGCGAGTATCTACAGGCACGGGAAGACCTGCTAGGAATTATGTGGAGTTTGTAAAAAGTTCCACATAATTTAATTACTAGCAAATAAGCCAGTTCCTAGCTGGTTTATGACACAGAAATCAGCTAAAAAATGGATAGACAACCGTGCAATTTAAGTCGTTAACATATAAAGCAGTTCATGCCTACACAAGTTACAACAAGCTTTCAATTACAGAAGCAGATAGGATAGCTTCTGTAAATTTCAATGATATCCCTGATGTCATTGAGACAGACTTAGGCAATATCTATATTGCCGATGATGTCTATATAATAGACGCTTGCGAAAACCCAGGAAAGACCTGGAATCACAACAAAAAAAGTGATTGGTACACGCACGTACCAACCGGGGTTAAAGTAAAAAAAGAGAGTAAAAAGTCCCCTAACTACAACAAACCCAACGGAGAAGGGGTTTGTGAGACAACCCTAACGGTCAAAATTCCGTTACCCTCCAAGAGAGGGCAGAACCCCAACTCTCATCATAATCGGACCAAGACGGGAAATATCTCCCGTAGCATCAGATTATCCGCAGAGGAATGGGAACTCCTGGGACTACTGGGAAATGGCAGTCACTCCCAGGGAATCAGAAACATCTTAAATTCCCGCAACTAACTCAAAACCCTGTAAGTCAATTACAGGGTTTTATTTTGTCCTTAATCAATCGTGCCGTTGACAAGTTTTTAACGCAAATGCGTTGTTTCAGCCGCGTTTCTAGCAGTGTCAATCGTGCCGAATAATGATTCTACCATTATCAATCGTGCCGTTTGTTCCTGGGGATTTTAAGAAGGGTAGCGTGAACCTATTGCTGTACAAGGGTTTTAGCCAGTGACAAGTGAACGGCACGATTGAATCATGAAATCAAAAGTGCCTGTTTTTGGGGTTTTTGAGTTCTTATTCCCATAAAAAACGCGATCGCTCAACAGAAAAGCGATCGCGTTAAAGGTGTTTTCAGAAGGTACTACTAGTATAGCAAATTAGTTCAGTGGTTGCCCAGTCAGTTCTTTGTGGTATGCTATATATGAGGTGAACGCTGACTTCATGTCATGTGCTTAAACAACTTTTGTTTGTTTAAGCCTAGCCTCATGGCTTATGAATTAATGTTGACGCTGAACAATCTTTCCCTAATTTAATATCAAAGATAGCGTCGTAGCATTGCCGACCGCTGTTCATGACTGGTTTTCCGTTCTTAAACTGCGGAACACCTTGGATTGTTTTTTGGCACTTACTCATAGGAATACCTTCCTTAAGGTAATCCACTCTATCCGCGATCGGATAGATGTGACGAATATGTGCGTTCAAAGATTCCCAAGCTTTAGCTCTTCCTTGAGAGCAATTCCAATCCAGTGGCATTAGAAATAGTAGTCGGGAATTGGGGCTATTATTAAGTAGTTCCAAGGATTTAGCAACTGCTTCAACACACAGAGAAAAAGGCGGGTTAGTGATGATAAGGTCGCATCCCCATATAGAGACATCCTTAAAAAAATCACCATTTACCCATGTAGCTGACTTGGCTTTTTCTTTCCCTTGCAAGAATCGGGAATACTTGATTTCTATACATTCTATTGAGCGATCGCTCGGTAGGTATTTAGCTATCTGCCCAGAACCAGCAAAGGGTTCTAGTATTTGTTTGTCCGTGGGTAAGACCAGTCTAGACATAGCGACAGCAAGCCAGTCAGGTGTCTCATAGTCGTCGTTTGTGAAGTCACTCGTGGTGACTTGTTCTTGAAAAAGTGCTAATTGGTTCATAGTAAAAAAAGCAGTTTAATGACGTGCTTAGGTCAAAAGTTATTTATTAAAGTCCACTCAAAAAACTCAATCTTGAGTGTTACAGGCTGCCTAAGCAGCTTGTATTCAAAGGCGGATCATGAGAGATCCGCGTTTTCAACTAAAAAACATCAACTACAGGATTACCCCTGCCCCAGCGGGCTGACCAGGAAAGCCCCGACCAAGTAGTGACACGGGTAATTTTCCCGTTCTCTACTTTAATACTTGCTTGCTCTGTGGGTATTTCCCCAAAGTGAAATACGTCACTCTCAGGAAACTCAGTCCCTATCAAGGTACGAAGTGCTTCAGCACTCTTCCAGTTAGCAATTATGAATTGTTTAATATCGTCCATGTCTGTCTCCTGTGGGGTGTAATGTAAATTTGGCTTCCCACTACTACCAAGGGGTAGTTTCGGACGGTAGCCAGCCGTCCTCGTCAGGTGGGGATTAAAAGTGTTTAACACCCCTTCTTTTTCTGACTTTTTCTACATCGCTGTAGAAAGACTCTCTAGCATCAAAACTAACACGATTACTGCGGGCAAAAGCCGCAGCTTTTGCAGGACAGTTGAAGAAGTGAAAAGAACAACAGCGTTCCTTGTTTGCGTCAAGGTACTCAATTTGGATCTCCCAAAATTTTTGCTCTGGAGTTTTGTCCAAGTAGCTCGGTCTTTCTAATGCTTTCATGATTGTCTCCCTGTTGTTCTTTGATATTTCTATCTTATTCTATAAAGAAACAATTGTCAATACTGAAATTAGAATTATTTTATTTGACAAGTGTTTTTATTATAGTGGGGTAAATTTGGCTTCCCACTACTACCAGGGTGGTAGTTTCGTCCGGTAGCCAGCCGTCCTCGTCAGGCGGGGTTAGGCTGTTTGCAGCCACTTCTCGAAAGACTTGATTGGGAAGCCTTTCTTCTGTTGAAGAATTTTGTACTCTTGATATTGCTCTTTTTGAGCAGCAAGCAGTTCACCTACTCGCTTGCGTTCAGCTAACAGGCTGTTTATGTGGTTCATGACTACATCCCGGTTTGAACCCAAAGATTTAGATTCGCGGGTACGTTCAGCCAACCCACGAGTACGGTCTTCGCATTGCTGCCACGCTGTTCCGTCTTGGCTATCCCACCAGAAAGAGTAGATGTAATCATCGCCAACCCAGAAACGATTAACACTACCCTTGGAATCAACTTCTTTTTGAAACCAATCAGGCATGGGTGTAGCCAGTTTAGCAGCTTCTTCAGCTGCTATTTTTGCCAGTCTATCCTGCTCCCAACGAGCGCGGATAGACTCTATCTTGAATACTAAGTCTGCAAAAGAAAGATTTTCGCGCTTACAATAGTCGCGCACATACCCTTGCATTGATGCAAGGATTTGTTCTTCAGTGTTAATCCGAAGAAGATCAACCTTTTCTTCACACCACAGAGTACGCCCATCTGCATGGGCGTACTCCCAGACGGTATAGTAGGTTTTATCTGAGTAGATGTCCCCTGAAAAACTTAGGGACTGATTGTAAGTTGATTTAGTTTTTTCCTTTCCTGTGGGAACAAAGGTTTCCCCCCAGTATTTTCTGGGGAGGTTATGGCAGTAGATGTCTACTGCCGCTTCAAGTGACTTTTGATTAAACATAGCGCACGGTGCGGCGCTATGATGATACTTATGCCAGTCGTCTAAACAGGTCAAACCTGCTTGGATTTCTTTTAGCAGAGGATCAGTGGTTAGTGTTTCCTGGACTTCATCCCAGGAGACACATTGCCACAGTCTGTCAGAATCGCTATCAATATCGCCATAGATAGCGACTTCTAAGTCGTACCAATCCAAATCTTCTGGATTGGTGTCTACTTGAATAATGTCTATTAATCCAGAGGTGTTTAGAACTCCATTTAAGATTACAGCTAATTTTTTTTGAATTTCAGGATGAAGTTCTGTAACGTTAATTTTAAACATTTTTGTCTCCTCTTGTACCTGTTCCTGTTCCTCTAATTGAGCGTCAATACTGATTAACTCATCTACCCAGCGGTAGATGTTTTGCTGACCTCTCCCGACGCGGGAGATCAAATTTACTAGCACTTCTCTTCTTTTTAGCAAGTCCATGTCCATAACCCTCCCGCGTCGTCTGTTTCTATATTTCCATTATGTATGGATAGAATTATTTTGTCAAGTCTTTTCCAAAACTTTTTTTTCGCTTTCCAGAAAAGCAGCCATACCCCTTGCTACGTCTGGGTTTCGGGCGAGCCTCTCAATTAGCTCACCAAAGGCTATACATAAATGGTCGGCATAGCATTGATATACACATTTAGCTGTCGGGGTAAGCCTAAGCGTAAGTTTTGCCTTGTTTTTAGCGTAGTCTGATTGTCGTGCCATAGTCTTCCTTAATTGTTGGTGTCCATCAATTCTATCATTACATTATCTTGCTTACTGCTCAAATATTCAGCATACTTGGCAGTTGTTAAAGAGATTAAGCGTTGCTGCTCTATGAGTGGTAGTCCCAAGACCAAATATTGATCCAACTCAAAACCAGGACGGCAGCCCAAAGCCAAGCATAACTCTATGTATTTCTCTAATCCTGGAGATACCTTACCTGACTGCCATTCACTAAGCGTGCCTTGAGACACGCCGGATAACTTTGCGGCTTTATTTGTGCTTTGAGCGCGTTTGCATATACTAGTAATCAATGCGCCTAAGTTCATAACAACCTGATGTAGAAATCATCTCCACTGGCAATATCTATGAAGTTGTAGATATCCAGTACGCTACCAGTATTGTCCTCAAAGAGTTCAGTATCAGCGATCGCTTCTAAGGTATTGAAACTAGGAATAACCCGACCACTTTCAATAGTCCAAATGGTTCTAGAAATCAAGGAAAAATCTTGAGAAGAACACATATCTGCTAATACTTGCTTAGTGATTCCCCTCTTTTCCCTAGTGGATTTAATCAATCCCCCTAGTCTGTACAACCCGTCCCTGACCCATCTTTTTCTTTGCTTGGGTACGGGAAAATCAGCGTAAGGTGTTTGGCTAATAATATCTATGCACTCATAAATGCCTAAGAGCCTACCTGAATCATCACGAAGTAAACCTGATGCTGCTATGGCTTCTATTAGGTTATACGCAGGACAAGTTTTCCCTTGTTCCATCTGCTTTAGCGCGGTGTAACTAACCGCAAAAAACTTGTCAGAACATATCTGCGAGAAGTACCGCAGACTCATTTTTGCATCCTGGCGAGAACGTTTGACCATTGCTCCCAGTTTGGCCATTCCCTCTTTTGTCCATTTTTTTCTGTACCCTGTTCTGTTCATAATTTTTACCGTTCACATATTCACACAAAAATATCATAAATTTTTGTAATTCTCTTATGTATCACAAGATATTATGGTATTATGATATCGTGATACACGAATAAGGAGAAATGAATTTAATAAAAATCAAAGCTAGAGACAAACGACAGATTAGGATTGACCCTAAGTTGCACCAAAGAATTAAGATTTTAGCCGCAGAACATCACACTGAAATAGGTTTGTTGGCTGAAGAATTAATTCTTTTAGGCATAAAAAGTTTGAAAGATGAAAGTACAGGACATGATCAAAAATCATCGTGGTAGTGGTCGTTTAGAAGCTTACGCAATGGCTTTCTCAGAAGAGGTTAGTCAATGGTTTCAGGTTGGTTTAAAGTTCTTTGAAAGCGATCGCACTATAGCTAAGATTGAGTATCTTGATTCAGTAGTAGAGCCAACAATAGAGTTTGATTGTCAAGAGTTGCTTGAAGAATATCCATTGTCTGTTGCCAGCAATAACTACAACGGAAAAACCATTATTATTCAATTTCCGTATATATGGATTATAAAGCCAAGTGATTCAATTTTTTGGAGTAGTGAAATGGGAAAAAAAGATGCTCAATTCATATTAAGAAAAACAGGTCGCATTAAGTCAGTATCTAACTAAATGATACCACCATTAAGATTGCCACCAAAGGATTTTGCTGTACTACCGCGCCCAACTAATCCCCAACCTTGGGAACGGATATCAAAGCCAGCTTATTGGTTTGGAGACAGGCTAAGAACAAATCTAGGATGGGGGATATGTTCAGGGGTCAAGCGTATAAGTACAGGGGATTGGCTTTACTACATTGATCTAGACGACACCTTTTGTCCACATCCGTTTGCAGAATCAGAAATTAAGGAGAAATTAAAATGAGACAAATTACCAAAATCAAAGCAAAAAGAAACGATGATACAGAAATGGTGGCAATTACTTACGCCATTTTTAATGAAGATGGTGAGGAGCAAAAAACCGTGACTGTACGTAGCAAAGAAGAAGCGTCGGACAGTTTTTATCAGGCACTAGACAGCCTAAGAAGCGTTTTGATAGATGCAGTGGGATTAGATGCTGATATTTGGAAAGAAGGATTAGTTACTGATTTTGCAATCAAAGATAAAGAGGATTTGGTAAGTCTTGGCATTGGCGGAAAGTGTGAGATACAAGGCAGATTTGTCACTGTTTCCACTAAAGATGTATTGATTGAGAAATCTGCTTATGAACACAAGATTGTGTCTGCGGTACTAGTTGAAGCTTCTGAATATTTAGATGGTGAACGCAATGGCTGGAAACAGTCCTCTTTATTCACAATGGAAAACCCAGGCAATAGTGATGAAGACGAAGATGAAGGCGGTGAAGCAGAAGAAGAAAAAGTGGCGGAACTAGCTATTGGTTTTTAATTTCTGCATAAAAAAACTCCGTTGTTTAACGGAGTTTAACGGGATAAACAAAAGGTGCTTACACTTATTATCTTATCAAAAAAAATGGAACAAACAACAATCAAAGAAAGTGATTACAAAGTAGGGGATAAAGTTGAGTACAAACACCCTAGCAATGGGTGGCTGAAAGGTATTTTTATTGGTTTCCATACCCCAGGATTAGCCCCTCCGGGGTGTAGATGGAGTTTTATAGAGATTCGTATCAACGGGAAAATACACAAGGCTTATTCTTTAAATCAGATTAGAAAATGAAAAGCTGTTTAAATTGTACCCTGTCAGGGTTTGTCATCGAGAAGCATGGCGAAATTTACACCTACGAAGGCGACTGCAACGATACTTATTTCCCTCTCACGGAAATAATCAAAGTCCTAAAGTGTAAAAAAGATGATAAGCAAGAATTAAAAGATGAGCTAGAACCAATATTTGCAAAAGTCGGAAGCAAGTGCAGGTTTTACGATCCTGTATCCCAACAATAAAAGCTAGTAGCCACCTAAGCAGGTGGCTTTTGTTTGCTCATTTTTACTTAGTATATAAAAATCTTTTATGGTACTATTCCCAAGTTACTAGCGATTAAGTTATTATAGTTTTGTTGAAACTCAAAAAATTATGGCAAACAAAAACGCTGTGCCACCTAAATCGGCACAATTTAAACCCGGATGGAAATCAGGTAAAACCAAAGCTATTAAAGTTCCAATAGCTTTGGAGAAGGAAATTAGAGCGATCGCTCTAATACTGGACGGAAACCCGGAAAGCTTCCAAAAAATACTAGAATTTGCCAAAACACTGGCAAAGTAGTATAATATATAAAAAGCCACCGCACTGTTGTCAGCAGCACGATGGCAGCCCCTACTCACGTCTTTATAACTAGGAGCATCTTAATCATGAATCATCTTTTGGTTTTTGTCAATAAACTGTTGCACGCCCGTGGAGGTGTGTAATGGGAAAACACTTAATAAGACACTACGGACGGTATATTTATCGTCATGAAGATTATCAGGCGATTTGTCAAGGGGATGACTGCGCCGCACAAGTTCTTAGTTTATTTGAGTTCTGGACCAGTTGCCGAATAGAAGAGATTCGGCGTGTACAAAGCTACAACGATCAAAACAAGAAAAATACTTCTCTTGTTTTGCAAGTACCAACGATGTGGTTGTACGAAACCACTGAAGATATAAGCATAGGCATATTAAATGCCTATGGCGACTCGTCCATAAGGAAGTCAGTTAAAAAGCTTCTTGACTGGGGGTTTCTTGATTCAAGAAATTCTAAGCACAATTTTGATCGAACTAAAGAATACAGATTTAACACTGATGTGATTCAATCAGCACTAGATCAGTGGAACAATCAAAATCAAGATGTAAACGCTGAAAGCATTGATAAATCCGATCCGTTAAAAACAACGTTGGAGTCGGTGAAAAAAACGTTGGAGTCGGTGAAAAAAACGTCGGAGTCGGTGATTTTAGAGGATGATCTATATTCTTCTAACATTCAAATTAAACAATCAGATTTAACAGCAGGGGTGAAAAGACCAGAAGTAGAAAATCAACTTGTGGATTTAAACCCAAACCACTCTAGAACTTTTGATTTAAAAGGAAGTCTTTCCCATAACCCGATAACCCCTCCAGAGGGTCAATTTGCGCCCGCCGCCCCGGCGCGTCTTGACAAAGCGAATATTACTGAACCATTTGGAAGGCCGCGCAAGACGGCTAAAGAAATAGCCTGGGAATGGCTACCAGATGGACCGTGGAAGAAAGAAGGGCAACTGGATAATGAGTTCTGGCAATGGCTCGCGTTGCAGTGGATGTCGCAGTTTGGCACTGATATCCATCAGGCGAGGGCTAACGTCTACAGCCACTTCAAAAAGGACACTAACAACCTAGAAATCCGATGGAAGGAATATTCCATCAAAACCAAAAAAGAGGTGGCTGTAACACCCCTTCCTGAAATTGTATTAACGTGGCTGCCTATGCAGCATCAGGTCGTATGGGAACAGTACATCAACTGCAAGAGCCTAGAAGAATTTTATAGCAAGCGCAGTTGGAATCAAGCGTATTTGGAGTACGCATTAATCAATCAAGCCAACTTTGATTGGTCTAAACATTTATCTGCATAACAATACCCAGGTCAACTACCATGTTTACTCAAGAAACTTTAGTACCGCCTCAAAGCATTGAGGCTGAAGAAGCTATTTTAGGCGGAATCTTACTAGATCCCGAAGCGATCGCGCGAGTATCTGATCTCTTACCCTCTGAAGGGTTCTATGTTGATGCACACGCAGTCATTTATAAGGCTGCTTTACACCTTCATGCTCAACACAAACCTACAGATTTATTGTCTATGGCTAATTACTTAGCCGATAATGAACAACTAACAAGAGTTGGCGGTAGAAATAAATTAGCCACTTTAATAGACCGTACCGTTTCGGCTGTTAATATTGACGCTTTAGCAGGGTTGGTTGTGGAAAAATACCAGCGACGACAGCTAATTAAGACCCTTAATGAGTCATTAAGAATAGCATGGGATGCTTCTTTGTCTGTCCATGAAGCCGTTGAAGAGTGTCAACGGAAGATTCTGGACATAAGCACTACCGAAGCAAAGTCAGAATTAGTCCATATCAGCAGTGCCGTTACTTCTTTGTACACAGAGAAGTATGAAATCCAAAAAGGGGAACGACCCGCCCCTATCAAGACGGGATTTTATGATCTGGACAACCGATTAGGAGGGTTGCATAAAAAATTACTTTACATCTTGGCTGGGAGGCCAAGCATGGGTAAAACCGCTTGTGCTATGGCGATCGCCTGGCACGTTGCTAACTCTTTAAAGGAAAATGTTTTTGTATTTTCCCTGGAAACATCTAAGGAAGATTTAGCGGTTAGGTTAGCCGCTAAGATCACCCGAACCTGTCTGAACCAGTTCGTAAAAAACCAACTCACTCAAAACGAGTGGAATGAGTTTTTCAATTTAACTCAGTCGCAAATATTGGCTGATTCAAGGCTGTTTGTTTGTGACAATTTCAGTATTTCTCCTATGGAAATGAGAAATACAATTAGGCAAAAAAGAGCCAGGACTGGGGACGTGGGACTGATTGTGGTTGATCACCTCACCCTGCTTGCTAGGAATGACAAGTCCAATGGCAGGGACTTTCGGATCAAAGTTGGCGACACCAGCCGAATGCTCAAGGAATTAGCGGGAGAACTTAATTGTCCGGTGCTGGCTTTGTCTCAATTGAATCGAGCCACTGAAAGCCGGACAGACAAGAGGCCTACCATGGGTGACTTATCCGAAAGCGGGAACATTGAGCAAGATGCAGACGCTATCACGATGATCTATCGTGATGAATACTACAATAAAGAAACCACAGACGTAGGTGTAGCTGAATTGATTACCACAAAGGCACGTAACGCCGAAACGGGAACAGACAGGTTGCTGTTTGATGGCCAGTATTCAGAGTTTAAGAACTTAGCTTACTAGTACATCAATAAAAGTAAATAATTACCAATTACCCACTTTGGTATAAGTGGGTAATTTTATTTGTACATCTATAAACATATTTTTATTCCTATAGGCATTTAACATTTGATTTTATCATGCTAGATTGATTGTATCCATACACAATCACAAAGCGAGAATTTATGAGCGGAAAGCCAAAATACGGTGAGGTCAAGATTCCTAAGCAAATCATGATTACTAATGACGCTAAACAAATCTATCGTGCTTATGCACGCTCTATAGGCACTAACAACAATGACTTAATTGAGCAAATGGCGCGAAACCCTGATGTATTAAGGGGTTTAGCCGATTTTGTGGAAAACAGAAAAAAGTTTTCCAAAACCACTTGACACTTCCATCTTGTAATGATATTATAGATATATAAACAAAAACGACCGCCCCTCCGACCAAGAAGTAAGCAGCCGTTTTGTTAGTCCCATACACAGGAATAACTTATCATGACACATCCAAAGTATTCTGTCAAGTTTTTACTCAAGAAAGGAATTAGCTACTGTAAGATGGTAGCTAAAGATTTAGGTGTCATCCCAGAGGGTGACAAAAGACAATCGTTCACCTGGGCTGATGCCATAGTCAGTCACCAGGCTAATTTACAGCCTGAAAAAGTTGAAAAACAGCAGGTTGTTATTGAATACATCAAAGGTTTGACAACCTGCGACTTGGCAGCGTATGTCGTCAAAGATTTGGATGGAAACATCATAAGAGACGATTTCCGCACTTACGCAGCCGCAGAGCGATGGGCTGCTAGTAGATTTGAAGTCATAGACCGAGAGACTTTTGTCCAGCAAAAGATTATTGATCTTCTTGAAAATCAAATTCAAGAAACAAAAGAAAAGATAATAATTCATGAAATAGACTTCGGTTACGCTGAAGTCCGCAGAGGACAAGACGTTGTGGCCACTATTAGCCATAACTTTGACAATGGTAGCTGGGAAGTCCAGTTAAAAGGGCGATTTGAAAGCTTTTTGACTTACGCAGAGGCGGAAGCCTTTGCAATTAATTACATAGATGAGCGGGGTAGTGGTAGGGTTATGCCGCTAAAAAAAGAACCAAATTATACCCTCGAAGATCAGCAGATCAGTGATCCGCTCGGTGAGCGCTACACCGTTCGCCTTAAAGGACATTTAGCCGGGAATATCTGGCTTGACATTAATAAGGGATGGACATTGGGTAGTAGTCACTACTACCCAGAGCCTTTGGCGGCTGCCAAAGCACTAGCAAAACTAACAAGAAAGGAATTAGTGTGATGATAACAAAAACGAGGGCTTATCAAGAAGCTCTGCAAAATGCAGGAATAAATGAAAATTTAGCCCGTAATGCAGCCGTCGTGCTACGCGTTGACGAGTTTGGAAAACCCCGTACAGAGAGGGGTCAAAGGGTTATAGACAAACTACACAACAGTGCTAAATGAGATTATTCAACTTATGTGATGAGACTTTTGTTCTCATCATAAAAACAGTGAAACTACTGGGAATAGTGGTATACTATCCAGTAGTTCTAAGCTCCAAAGAACCCTTTCTTTACGAGCAATATCAGAGGACAAAAGACTCTGATTACCTTCCTTTTTAATCCGAAGGCTGGGTGCGATGCCTTTATATCCGCACACTTGAAACAATTAAAGGACTAATCAAGGAACACATGGCTACACTATTGGAACAATTCAAAGATCACACTATTGCATCAACTCAAATACCTTATTGTCAAATAATTTCCCCGCCCAACCTGGTTGCGGGCAAACTCTCTAAATGGGAGAATTTAATAGGCGAAATAGGCTTTTTTATTAAAGCCACAGAAGCTGAAAAAGCTGGATTTATGCCAGATGATACTTGGCAGCCCTACGAAGCTTCCCTGGGGTCTGGGACTGAAGTTGGTTTTATCACGCAGTCTCCAAAGTTTGCCATTATTCATAAGTCAAACCGAGAAATTCAATATCGTCCATCAAAAGACGATAGATACACCTTCGTAGGTTTGGCCTGGGAAAATGGCGCAGAAACGCCATTACTAGCAACCGCCAAAGCAGACAAAAACCACTATAAAGTGGTTGTTAGGCATCTTGTGCTTTTTTTAGGCAAAGATGATAAACCTCTGCACACCAGTCCAATTCAATACACTGCAAAAGGGGCGTTTGCTGCGTCTTTATATGCAGAAACAAAAGACCTTTATGAAAAGGTAGGCAAAACTTATTTTGCCAGACTTAAAATGGCTGGTAAGCCTTGTTCAGGTGGATTACTGTCGCCTTTCGCCTTGGCTTTTGTTAAAATTAATATGGAAATCGGATTCCAGCGCAACCATGAAAAAGAATCTCCGTTTTGCATACCTGTAGGGATAAAAATCCCTACAGTAGAGAACATTGGGATCTCGACGGAGTTTTACCGGAAAGCCGGAAATAGAAAAATTGTGTTTACTGGAGTCCCATTAGAGGACGTACTGTTGTCAATGTCCTCTGAAGCAGGAAAAGTAATAGCTCAGTGGTATTCTGAGCATCAATCATTTTCCAAGCCACGCAAAGAAATTCAAGTTTTTGAAGGCTGTGTTGAGTTTTCTCAAATATTAAAAAACGACTCAACAGGGGTTTTAGCCCTTTCCAAAGAAAACAAAAAATTTAATATTCCTGAAAATCTAGCCCACATTGCCATGGGCGGAAAGTGGGAAGTTATGGGGACCGTTGATGGTGATACAGTTATCGTCAAAACCGCAGAAGCGTTTGACGATGGTTACAGCCCTTTTGTTAAATCAGAATTTGCTGATGAATCAACGGCAGAAGATGATTACGGATTTTAGTTAAATTTAAATCATGTGATTGCACCCCAACGCGATCGCATGATTGGTAAAAAATGCAAGAAAGGAACAAGATGAAAATATACCGACTTGACGAAAGCGTACCCAAGCCCGATTGGTGGCGCGAAGAAGACAACCTGAATGGGAGTAACCCAAAGAAAAAGATATGGGTTGAAGAAGCCGTCATGATTTTCGGGCAAATAGTTTACACCGAAAAATATAAATTGATATCCCGAAAAGAATGGAAGCGAAATGAAAAACATCGCCAACATAAAAACAGGTATTGAATAGGGAAACAAAGCTTAAATTAATCATGCGATCGCGTGATTGGTAAAGAGGGAAAAACAGTGATCGCTCTTTTGTTGGGCGATCGCACTACCAGGAGAAAGCAAAAATGATTGACATTGAAGAATTAATTTCATTTGACAATTACAAAACAGTGGGATATTACACTAGATCCCATGCAGACAAAAACTTTTTCTTAGAAGCTTTACTGAAGGAAAATGATTTCAACAAAGAGCCGGAGGTAAGTGATGTCAAACATGAATACTGGAAAATTGATGAGGAAATAGACGATGATTTAAAAGAATATTATTCTTTATCAGAGGAAGAAGATCCTCACTCATTCCCAATCACTGTGATTTATTTAGATCACCACTAGTAAAACTGAAAAGCAGAGACAACTATGGCTAGTACAAAAACAGGTATTGAATGAACAGGATTGGAGATTGAACATGAACATTGACTTAATAGAGCAAACCATTAAATCGAGTCTGAGTTTTTACAGCACGGTCTTGAGTCCTGAGTTCGCCTCAAATAGCCAAGACCCTAATCATTCAATAAAGTTAAACTTGGTTAGAGAAGCTTTAGCCCTAAAAGCTGAAGCTGAATCTGAAAATATTGCTTGGGAAACAGCAGTGTTGATGATGGATGTTTACAAGGCAAGAAAGACTTATTCCAGAAGCGATGAAGACGATTTTTTATTCAGTCTTCTGATGCTGAAGATGGGAAACGAACTGGGAATAAGTGTGGTATTAAGTTTTGCCCCTAACGTTATTTCGATTGCCAAACTATACAATAATAAGGAGTTGTACTAATGTACAATTTACAGGACATTCCGCATTACGAACGCTCAGTGCTTTATCATATCATTAAAATAAGTTTAAATGAGCAAATAGTATTAATGGATAAAGAGGCAACTTCAGAAAGATGGAATTTCATAAAACTCCATTATCAAGTTTTGGAGAAATTAACTGACATCACCTCTCCGTTAATGGTTGTTCAAGAGGAACTGGATTTCATGGTATTTATCGGGCGAATACTGGTGAACACTAGCTCACCAGTATTAGAGCAAAATAGACGATTAGTGTCTATGTTTGTTACGAAATGGACTTCTCGTGACTGGCTTCAAAGCCAAGCGAAAAAAGCATTTAGTGTATAAGAGACAAAACTTAAAATGATTATGCGATCGCACAACGTGATCGCGTGATTAGTAAAGAGGAAAAAACAGTGATCGCTCTTTTGTTGGGCGATCGCGCTCACAGCAACCAAGGAAAGAATGCAGTATATTGGATACCTTTTGATTGGCGATGAAAAAATAAAAGTTGTTGTTAAGCAAGGGAAGGCGTATCGCTCTTTAAAAATTAGACAATCTGGAGCAGACGGTGATTTTTTAGCTAATGAAAGTGATCAGTTTTCTAATTATCCCTCTCTGATCAGGGAGCTAAAAATGGGAAGGCAGATTTCAGTTTAAAAATAAGTTAACAGAGGTAATATGGCTAGTGTAAATACAGGCATTGAATGGACAGATAAAACCTGGAATCCTACCACAGGTTGCGACAAAGTTAGCCCAGGTTGCTTACATTGTTACGCAGAGACTTTAACTAACCGATTCCCCAAATCTTTTCCTTATGGATTTGATTTAACGCTATATCCAGAAAGACTGAAAGAGCCTTTAAAATGGCGTACTCCCAGTAGAATCTTTGTTAATAGCATGAGTGACTTATTCCACAAAAAAGTACCCTTAGATTTTATTCAAGAGGTCTTTAAAGTCATTCAGGCTACCCCTCACCATGTCTATCAAATATTAACAAAAAGACCGGAGCGATTAGTTGAATTATCACCACATCTAGAGTTTCATAAAAATATCTGGTTAGGTGTATCAGTGGAAAATCAAAGTTATGTTTCTCGTATTGACTTACTGCGTCAAGTACCAGCAAATGTGCGGTTTCTGTCTTGTGAGCCATTGCTAGGTTCATTAAACCTTGACCTCACAGGCATTGATTGGGTCATTGTTGGTGGGGAATCTGGACAAAAACACCGTCCGATGAAAATTGAATGGGCTGAAAGTATCCGTGATCAATGTCAAAAAGCAAAAGTAGCATTTTTCTTTAAACAAGTTGGTGGTAAAACTCCTAAGTCTGGAGGTAGTCTTTTAAGCGGACAATTGTTACAGCAAATGCCCGCTGCTTGGGAAAAACACCAAGCTACTGCTTGGCTTAAACAGCCTAAGCAAGTTGCTTTGTTTAACTAGTTCAAAAGGGTAGGTAGCCGCCAAGCAAAACCTACCCTATATCACACAGGAAGTGACCATGAAAAAATACCAAATTCTATTGCTGTTAATAGCAACTTTAACAATTTTTAACATTGCCAGTCCTGTACCGGCAGCCCGTGACGATCAGACGGGTGAGTGCATTAAAAAAGGTAAGTGTAAAGACTAATACAAAACCCGCTAGTAGTAGCGGGTTTTTTTAATGATTAATTACGGATTAGCGATCGCACTAATTTGATGTATGCGTTTTACTAGTAGTCCGTTGTCTATTTCCGCTTGCTGTTTTTCCAGTTCTAATGCGTTTAGTTGCTCGCTCAATTGTTTTAGCTGTAGTAGGGATTGTCCATACTTGTCCTGAGTTTCAAGTAAGTCTGTCTGTAATTTTTCCTTCTCAGATTGCAGTTCATTAATCTGCGTTTGTAGTTGCAGATTGTGTTTGAAGCTGATGATTCCCCTTACTTCATCTAAGCTGCAATCATAATTAGGGACTACCCAAGATTCAATAGGAAGAAAAGCACCATCACGAGATAAAGAGTAGTCCACCAAAAATACCCTGTCTTGAGGTGTGGGTGGCAATTCAATGGTAATTTGCCCTTCATTAATTTCATAGGTATTAATGCCCGCCGTTACCCCAAGAAATGGAATATTTGGCTTGAGTCTAACAAAGCCTCGCTGAATATCTAATGACCCTGATATTTTGACCATCTTAACCTCTTATCCTTGCAACTGCGGGGAAACCACCAAATTTAAGTGTGTGTCCATGATACTGCTTACACATCTCTAAATCCTTGCGACAGGCTCTTTTGTCCGGTGTCGTTGTTTGTCCAAAGATATCAAAATGTACATTAGTGGGTGCTTGGCAATCACCATCACTCAAAGTGTACTGACATCTTTTAGAGTAAGTCCGGGCTGGTAGCTTTTTCCTTTCTAGGGAATAGGGAGAAAGGGCAAAGCTGAATTGATTTTGATACTCACCTGTATACTGAGATATCTCTAGTAGGAGCGGAAAAAACTGACTACTATCTGCTGTGGGTTGTCCGTCTAAAAACATTGGTAATGTTTGTTTAACAATGACTTCAGCCTTAATAACTTCGTGAGCATCAATAATGTCGCCTACTAATCCAGAAATATCGGATACAATCAAGGAAGTACGCGCCTCAACGCTTTCCCCACTTCTACCAAAGCTCCCTAGTTGACAGGGGTAGCCTTGGTAGAAAACACCGCCAAAGGATACCGAGCCATAATTGCAGATTTTAATATCAAAGTCATTGGTTTTGATTTGAATTAAATCAATTAAAACCTCAGAATCTAATGATTGGTTGGCTGCTATTAATGTCATGATTGCGATTTTAAATCCTCAATCTCGTGGACATAAACAACATCAAAACCTGCTAATTCTACGTCACTTGTTTCTATAAAAGGTTGATAATTTGGGTCGGGTTCAGTGCGTTGCAATAAGGCAAAAATAGCATTAAAAGTTTCTTCTGAAATTAACTCACCTTCTTTCAAGATCGCAAGATTTGTTAATGCAAAATCAATTGATCTACTTTGGATTGATTCTACAAATCTTTCGTAGGTTTTTGTTTCTACAACTTTTATTGTATTCTCGTCAATCCCAATTTTAATTATGTCTTCCAGTGTGGGAACTATTGGTATTTGCTCCTGTGGTTTAGGGTTGGGAATTAACTTTTTTTCATTCAATTTTCCAGTTAGTTCCCTGGCGGATAATTCAGGAAATTGTGCAATTTGAGAAAGTAGCCATTGTTGTTTTGTCATAGTTTTAAATTTTTAAATATATGGGGGTGAGAATTTAAAAGGATGGTTGTTTGCTAAGTTGTCGGCTGTACCCCACCTCCAAGCGAAGTAGCCCTCAATCTGCTGGCGGCTTGCAGTGGAGAGGGCAGACCTGATTAGCAAAAGTTCCGAAATGTTTGCGTCAAGAAATTGGGGGAACCAAGACCTCCTCCCAATTTCTATTGTGCTGTCAATATTAGTGTTTATGATGTTTGGAGTCGCCGTTGTTTGCTGCAACAAAGTCCCATTTCTGTGTGCTTGTCTAATTCCAGCATCAAAAGTGTAGTTCTGTATATCCGCGCTGGAAGTATAAGGGATATTAACTGGAGCAGTATTATTGATCCAAAAGGCTCCGCCCGACTCGATGCTAAATTGTGAACCGTTGTTACCGGCGGTATTGATTAGAGTCCCGGAAGTACCTCTTATGACGGTTGATACTGTCAAACCACTCAGTCCAGAAATTAAACCGCTCCACCCCGAAGAAGACAAAAAATCATCCAAACCATCAAACGATAGGGATGGCTTTCCGTTTAGTCCATCAGGTGTGTATGTCGGCTGATTTGCTTTGGTTGCTTGTGTTGCGTGCCTGTTATTTCCTGATATATCGCTCCACTGAGAAGCCGTTGTACCATCAAGAATTACGCTACCTGACTCCATTGTGCTAAACCATGCAGCAATATTAATTCCTGGTATTTTGTCAGGAGTCAATAGCCTTCTCGTTATCACAATCAATTTACTATTTCTCATATTATGCCAAGAAAGAATTGATAGTGATTGTACCTGTTTCTGCACTGCTTGTGGGTGTAAATGCGTTTGGAGTTACTGCGTATGCCCACAAAGAAGTGCTATTTGCGGCTAATTTAACCTGCCTGTTGATGTTTGATGCCATAGCAAAAAAGCTACCACCACCTCTCATCGTTGCAATTGATAAGGTAATTCCATCTTCAGTTAAGTGAAAGTCTCTATCAGCAGATGCACCATTAAAAACAAGATTGTCAGCGATCGCGGATGGAGGTGAAGCACTGTATAAATAAATTACAAGGCTAGTCATCCCGCTGGGAGGCGTGGAAGTATTGAACATTATTTTTATATTATTAATAAAAATATTACCCCCACTAGAACCAACATTTGACAGTTCGATTATTGAGCCATATACGTCATTAGCTGTATAAGCAGTTGCTCCCGATGGTCTTTGAATAGTTGCGGTACTAGCAAATCCAGTTCCGTTGCTTAATGCCCTAGAGATAGCAGACAGCCATCCCAGGATACCTCCCCCACCCGCGGGCATGGTTGCATCAGTGATTTGAGTACCAAAACTAATTTGATTCGTTACGTCTACTGGTAATCTGTTATTTATCGGTGAAGGTAATCTGTCGGTAATTGTTTTCCAAATAGCTGATACCCACCCCAGGATACCTCCCCCACCCGCGGGCATGGTTGCATCGGTGATTTGAGTACCAAAGTCTACAGTAGTAGTACCACCTCCCCCTGTACCACCACCCTCTACTTGAACGATGGGAATATAAGGAGAATCAGGCGTACCTTCTCCTGTGGCCTTGACATATTCCGCCGTTCCTCTTACTCCTAAAATAGGCTGATTCATTGCTTTATTTTACAAGAATATTGGTTCAATGTTAGCACAAAATCATATTAATTTGCTACTCTCATTAATATGTAATCTCCTGTTAGATCCTGTGCATTAGTGTTACCTAATCTACCAACTACAACACAATGAATTACGCCATGGTTTTTGTATGCTGATGTGGCATTAGCCATATTTAAAGATACAATATCCCCTAATTGAGGGGCTGGTTCAGTGCCGTCAACTTTCCATTTAAAAACATTAGGAATATAGCCTAGCGGGACTGTATTTAAAGTTGGTCGCCTAAGATATAATTCAACCTCGCTTTGGGTGGCTGTACCGTTAATTTTTGTGTGAGCATAATTAGCGATCGCCCCTGTAGTTGCCACCAAAAGATTGTCTACTAAAGTTCCTGCTGAACACTGATTTTGGAGTAACGAATTAGAAAATCCCTCAGATGCTCTGCCAGTATAAAAACAATAGGAATTAAGTGGAAAAGCAAAATCTGAATTACTCAAAACTCCATTACTAAAAAAGTAATAATTAAGTGCATTTTTAAATATAAAAATGCTAAAAGATGAATTGTTTGCAACCATCCAACAAATTATTTGAGAATTTGTTGACGGGTTCATCAGAGCCGTACTACCATAAACCCTGGTTAAATTTTCGTGAAATATAACAGATGCTGCATCCGGCGGATCAAAGCCTATCGAACGCATAAGAAAAATAAATCTAGTTGTATTTGGGTTAACAATACCAGGCCAAGAATTGAAGCCAGGTGTGGTTATAGTTCCAGCAAGGGTTTCTTGAGTAATATTTGGCCTCCAATCAATTCTAAAAAAGAAGTTAGAAGCATCAAAAAAAGTCCCATTAGCTCTATCATTAGAACCCAGTGCTTGCCTGATACAAGTTAATATTTCAGCCCAGTTAATAGGCGTAGTCCCAAATTTACTACCTATATAATAATTTCCAAAGGCATCATTAAAAATAGTCATGATAAAGCCCCTTTGCTTTGCTCTTCAAAGCTTAATGATTGTATTAAGGTAAGTGTATTTTTGTTTTGTTCTTCAAAATTTAGTAAACTAACTTGCTGGGATATAAATATTTTTTGTTCTGTAAAGGTTGCGGTTATTTCCCATAAGTTAGCTCCTTGATTTGTGGCACTCCATTTATCACAGATAAAATCTTTATACCCAAAAGCATCACTAGGTCGCCATTGAAATCTAGCAAAACCCCCGTACTGTTTGAATGTAGATACAATCTCATCTTTTAAGATTGTACTTAAATCGGGAATTGCTATTTCATAAGTTGCTCTCACAGAATCAGGGTTAATTACTGTTTGGCTGTAATTGTCTCCTAATTTAGTAGTCTGCTGAAATATTGTTTTGCTACCAGAATAACTCCATTTTATAGGTGGTAAACTCAAGATAGGTGCATTGGAACTGGGTGGCGGAAAAAATGTTGTACCACTTATTGCACCCTTGCTTTGTTGCTCAAACTCTAGCGCGGCTATTGGATTAATCATGTTGACTACTTAGCGTATAATCGAACTATAAAACTACTACTAGCATTATGACTAAAGGCAGATAAACTTACCAAGTATCCCCATAGAGACGTACTGGCATTGGACAACTTAAACATTGAATTAATCAAGATTGTTTCAGTTACAACTGTTCCCCCGCCCCTGGCTAAGTTTGCAGTTAAGGCAATTCCATTTAATGTTAACAAGGATGCTCTGTTGTTGGTAGGAACACTAAATAATTCATTGTTAGCAAATGTGGTTGCAGGACTAGAATTGAATAAGTACAGCGCAAAATCGCTCATACCAGTGGGTAGGGTTGCTAAGTCAAAGACAATGCTCACACTAGTTAATTCAATGATCCCCCCACTATTTCCAATATTAGGAATTTGGAATAAGTTGCCATAAACTTTGTTAATATCATAAGCTGTTGTTGTGGCTGGTTTAGTGACAGTAACCTCAGAAAAATATTTAGGATTACTGACAACTAAGTTATTAGCAACTGTAAATGCTGGTATGTAAGGCGTGGCTAAACTGCCATCGCCATCTGCCTCTCTGTACTGTGTGTTTCCATTTGGACCAATATAAGGCTGTGCCATTAAAATTCTCCTGCAAAGAATGAGTTGTTTTTGTTATTAAAAGAAGAGACTAACTTAGCACCAAGATTATTAGCTTGAATAAAGATACTAACCTTGTTATTTGTGGTTACAGCCGCTATTCTGACAATATAATCGCCAATGGTTAAATTGTCCCATCTAGCTGAAAGTTCCGCTGTTTCTAATATGCTATTCCATTCAGATCCTTCACTTTTTTTGTATTGTATTCTGTAGTTTTTGATGTAAGGTTCTTCTATCAATCTTACACTATTAATACTTCCTGTGACTGGACTTGGTGCGGAATTTGAAACAGTAAAACTAAATTGAGTATTACTGATCTTTGTAATAATAAATCTGCTGTTGTAAGCTGATTGATCCGCTCCACTAATTTGAATTAAATCATTGGTTTGATAGTTGTGATTGGCTGTTGTGGTCGCGATCGCACTACCATTAAAAACAGTCAGACTGGAAACACTAAGCTTAGTTCCAAAATCTTCCCTATAAGGTCGTTGCCATGAAGCTAGTAAAGAATAAGTATCAATATTATTGATGCTAATTTTTATTAGCTCTACAGAAAAATTATTAGGTGGTGCAACTTCTGTCGGTAGTGGGTTTTGATTGATATCTTTGGGTATCTTGATTCCTGTTTCTACTTGGGTAAAAAAATCTTCACTGTAGGTTTTTGCGGTTACTTCAAACAAGGATCTATTTTCAGAATCAGGTGCTACATCTGTGATCCTATATAGCTTTACCCTGCTAATTTCATCTACTATCTGCCATGGTGAGTGAACAATCGGTAATGTGGTCAATGGTGTACTGAGATTAATTTCCGTGAAAGTTCCTGCGGGGTTAGCGATCGCTCTCTCAATTACGGATTCATCAGGAAGGGTTAAATAAATCTTTTTTCCTGTATTTGCAGTCAGTGTGATAGGTGCGTCTAAAGTAATTTTATTGGCTGTGACCGCAGACACCAATCCCCCAACTCTGACTTTGTTCCTAGCGGTATCAGATACTTGAATCACATCACCGGGTTGAAAAAACATAGCCCGCGCCCTAATCTTGCAGGTCAAGGTAATGACGTTAGGTAAAGAGCTTAAAATAGTCCTGCGTCCTGATCTAATAGCAGCGGCTCGCCTAGTTTCTCCTAATAGTGCATATTCTTCCGTTTGATATCCATACCTATCAATAGAAGCTGGTTCTTCAACAATCTCTGGGACTAACTCCCAGTCCTCAATAGTTGACTGATAAGATACCTTGGCTACAGTAGTTACAGTATTGAGTTCCCTGGTTTGATAAACAAATTTTCCTTCCTCTACATCTGCGTTAGTCAGTATTTTTGGTAAGGCACTCATTGGGCGCTCCTGCCAAAAGCTGATTTGTGAGCCATTCCAATAAGGCTTTGCGTACATTGTGGAACAAACAGCCCGCACCATTTCTAACACCGATTCCTGCCCGCCAGAACCCAGGATGGTGTTAAATAAAAACCTTCTTTCCGTTCCTCCGCCGCCGTCAGAAACAAATTGGTTGTTGTACACACTGCATTGATAGAGTGCAAATTTATCAATGTAAGATTCCGGTATACCTAATCTAAATCTGGGGTTAGTCAGTAAATAGTAAACAATCCAGGCGGGATCTGCGGTTGCTTTAGTGGGTGTGTACAGCGTTCCATTCCAGCCGCCATTAAAGTCTGTCCCCCTGTCGGTTGCGTTGATGGTTGCATTGCTGGGTATTTTGCAATCCTTGATGCCTTTAACCTTTACCCAAACTTCTGGAGTTGACTGGAAGGTTTTAGCGGGGAATCCCAGTGCCAGTAGCGCAGTATTTGAGTATAAAACCTGGTCTTCAGTTATTTCCGTGTAATCAGCCCATTTTACAACTACGGTTTCTTTATCTTCTCTGTCATCAGGGTTAGGCGGCTCTACTGGACCAGTTTTTTTGACTCTAACTTCAAAATAATCCTTGCTAGAATCAACAGGAAATATAAATTCAAAGGTCACAAAATCTGGATAGCGGACAATCATGCACTTAGAAATTCGGTCAACAAAAACACCGTTAACTCCTTCCTTAATGGCAACGCTAAAACAAATATCTGTTTTTAATCTGTCACCACTTTTGTTAACAAATTCCGCTAAAAAACTAAGTCTAATTTTGATTTTGTTAATGTCAGCATTTGTAATGCTTCTGGTTATTCCAACTCCATCATTTTTGACGACTAAATTAACTGGGTTGACATTGTACGTGCCACTAAAGTTAAAACTTCCATTCATTGAAGACATCCACGGCAGCACCGGATTTTTCCCCCCGTTGCTACTGTCTATGTTTACATCCTTAAAATTGGGACTGCCGTTATTGTTAATATAGGGGGTTTTATCAAAATAGACATCCTTAGCTGATTCAATGCCTTCTATTTCACCTTCACAAATTCCTAACAATAACTTAACAGTATCATCAGTAGTTCCGGTAATAGGATCAATAATTGGTTTAGACATAATATTTATGGATAAACTTGAGATTGTACCAAAATCGTTAGCTGCTTATAGTGCATTTTAGCTAGACTGATGAAATTTGAGTAATAATCTAATTCCTCTTCACTATAGCCATCTGGATTGCAATATAGCTTTGTATCACCAATATTAAATGGACTCGTTGTAACAAATTTTGTGGGAAAATTTATGCCATCTTCCTGATAAGGATCATAGTAAGAAATAAATGGTTTGTTACCAGAAAACCGCACTAGTTGTAATATTTCTCCAGTCGGAATAGTGGATTTTAACGTTGTAGTTTTCACAGTAAAGGTAACTACATGGCTTGGATCTGGATAATTTGTGCTATCTTCCTCATAATCTTCTATCAGCAAAACTGGACATTTGGCATAATCCGCGTAGTCCTGTTCTTTGGTTGCTGGATCGGAAAACGGAAAAGTTGGTGAACTAATTTCCTGTGACAATACTTGAAAGTTTTTTACCAGTACGTCACCAAAAACCAGTGGTATAGGTGTTCCTTCTTTGGTATTGTAGCCTGATGCTTGAAAGAAGGTTGATCTAGCTTCTTCATTTTTCTTAGGATTGCCGTTAATCAAAGAACTAAGCAGCGATGTAGCACCGCTTAATATCAAAGATATGCCTAGCCCGGTTGCTGCTCCTGTAGCTACCAGTGCAATACCAATACCAATCATGGCGATACTGGTTAAGGTGCGTCCTGAACTTTCAATTACTGGGGTAATTTCTACTACGCATCCGGTAACAGGCAGTACAACAGATGGGGAATCTTCTATGATATAGCGTTCCCAATTGTTGCCCTTCACTACCATTGTGTAGTGCCACTCAGATCCTAATACGTAGTGCCTAAAGTCAGGGAAATTACAGCACAGAAAATTAACAACCTCTTGGGGTGTATTTAGTTCCCCTTTTATTTCCGGTGCAAATTCAACACCTAAGATCCCATTTAACTTTATTGTTGTTAGCATAAGCGTTTTAATCGGTAGTGAGCCACAGTTCTTTGCCTTAGATATCTTCCATAAGGTTCAATCTTGCTACAGGATTGTGGAGACATTGAGTGTAAGATTAGATTCTGTTCTGCATCAACTAATACTGCGGCGTGATTTGGTTCTGTTCCATCTCTAAGCGCGATCGCAAAGATGTCATGTTGCTTAATTTTCATGCCTGGTGGCATAAGCATTAATTCTCTATTAACATCAAGTGGACACTTATAGTTTTTACTGGGAAAATTGTCAGTATTAGTTCGAGTAAATTCCCCAAGGTCAACCCCAAGTACGCCTAAGCAATACCTTCTGACTATTGAGAAACAATCAGAACGTCCCCACTGAAAGGGTATGTTTTGATAAAATTCTGTTTGTTTAGGATTAAGTTGTGTATATTTAAGCGGAAACGGGTTAGGGTTGTTAGGTTCGTAGTAGTCCCAAGCGTCTGAGTGTGGATGATACAAGATGATAGGTTTTTGAGTTTGGTGACTCATCTCAATATCAGTATGGGTGAAGTGATTGGGATGGGAATCTAAGTGAGTATGCCAAAATGCCTTGACATTATCATAGCTAAATTTTGACAAGTCCCTATGATCTATCCTGCTATTATTTACCGGATCTGGATGCACGTTTTTCAGTGCAACAACACTGGTTTTTAGCAAGCCACCTAGCACCAATCCACAGGACTCAATTTGAATATCAGCCTGGGAATTAAGGATATTTTTAATTTGTTCTTTGATTAAATTATTAATCATCTTTGATCGGAAAAAGTCGGATTTTACTTATTAGATATGATAGCATATCTAATATTAATTAATAAAAAAATATGCTAAACACAACATTATTATCACCCGCAGTTCAGGCACTTGTTTCCACTTGGATTGGGGTAATTAGACAATCTGATCAGAACCCAGTAGATAAATATGCAGAAATGCTTAAAGAGTCCCCTGTGGCTTCAGCAGCTAACGATCTGCGGACACTTTTGGGTGTTTCAATGATGGGAAAGTATCAGCACTTTGATGAGAATATTCAGGAATTTGTATTAACTTCCATCAACAGAATGGATGGGAGTTGGTCAAACGTGATTGCTGAAATCCTAACCTTTGTTCCCTTTGGTAGGTCGTTCTCAGAAGTCAGTTATGCCATTAAAAAACGCAAAGCTTATTTGGATAAAATCAGAACCATTGACCCTCGCTACTATTGGTTTGAAGGCTATTCTGGCAACATCAAGCAAGTCCACTATTTAAAAAATGTTGATATTTATATTCCCTATGAGAATGGCATTCATTTAATTAATCAGCCATACCTAGCATTGGGTGGCGATCCCTATGGAGTAGCAACCTGTCGTAAAGCTTACCCCTTCTGGCAATTAACTAAAATCATCAATGCCTGTTTAGCAATCATTAGTGAAACCCAGGGTAAGATGCTGGTTGGTAAAACAGACACAGCAAATAATTCGGCGGTTATGATTAACCCGGATACAGGTTCACCCTACTTAGATCCTGTGACGGGAGAGCCTAAGCTGTATAACCAAGGTTACGTAATGTCTAAAAATCTTGCTGAAAGCAGGACTAATGCTTTTGCAGTAATTGATATTGCCGATGAGATATTTGCGGTTGCCAACGAAACCAATGGTGATTTTTGGATTAATATACTTAGTTACTTAGAGTCCATGATTATGCTATCGTGGCTAGTGCCTAAAACTGTTACAGGTATGGGCATGAGTGGTAGTGGTGACAGTAATCTCAACTCTGGTCACAGAAATATCTTAGAACTGGTAATCAAGTCACAGATGGAATTAGTGGGAGACACCTTAATTGAAAAGGTGATCCGTCCCATGATTGAATTTAACTTTGGTGAGCAAAAAGACTACGGTATTTTCCCCGTCAAAACTCAAGACAATGAAGACGCGATCGCTCTTTTAAGTGTTGTCAATAATTGCGTGACCAGTGGTACTTTCAGCGGCGAGGATTTAGCAGTAGTTAACCGGATGAGGGAACTAGCAGGAATTGTTCCTTTAGAGTCACTAGAAACCAGTGTAGACACAGAGGAGAACGTAGCTGAAAAAAAGTATAGTTCCTGGGCAACTAAGTCTGCCCAGGAATCAAACAGCTTTTACTGGAATGCTAATAGCCAACAATACCACTATGCAAACGGCAATAAGAAAGGGCAATTTGTCAGAGAGAAGGATGTAGTCAGAATTACAAAGAAAGCCATAGAATACGAATTACAGGCAGGCAACAAAATCACTAAAGATTTGCTATCAGGTAAAATTAATGTCAGTACGTGGGAACAGAAGACAGCCCAATCCATCAGGAATTTAGCCATCTACCAATACTCATTAGGTATAGGTGGCATCAAACAAATGGATTGGCGAGACCATGCCGAAATAAGTGGTAAGGTAAACTTGCAATACCAATATCTGCGTGGTTTTTCCCGTGACATCATCCAGGGTAATCTGTCAGAAGCGCAGATACTAGCTAGGGTGCAGATGTACTACAACAAAACCAGACACTTCTATGAAGATGGCAGGCTAGAAGGTCACGCAAGAAATGGGTTCTTGTGGGAAAGAAGGGTTTTAGCAGCTTTCCATAGTTGCGATGATTGTGTGCGTTATAGTGGTGTAGGTTGGGTAAAGATTGGAACGTTGCCCAACCCAGGAGAAAATTGTCAATGTCGGGCAAATTGCAAATGCGTCAAATACTACTCAAAATCACCAATTTTACCCAGTCTCTAGATATGAAAGAAGATTTAATACCATTAACACTAGGCTTATTCAGTGCATTGATTGTAGTTACGGTTCTTGTGACACCAAACACAAACGACAGTAAAGTCAACGGTGCATACAACGTGGCACTGGCATTAGGATCAGGAGCAGCAGGGATGGCAGCCCCCAGAGGAGGTAAGAAAAGTGACTAACTTTAAACCTAATTTTGAAGAATTGCCACCTTTAGAGGAGCTAATAGAAACACTCAAGATTAATGAGAGCGTAGTTCAGGAAGTAATTACAGAGTTTGTTCAGAACCCCCCGATTCCTGAATTAGCAAATCTACCCTTAGCGGAATAAACACAGAAGCGGGATTTACCCGCTTTTTATTACCGCTTATAAGGATTACCTCTACTGATAGAACCACCGGGTCTTAATTCCCTGCGAATACCATCGCTCACAAGTGCCTGTACAGTCTGTGACAACCTGTTAGAATCAACCTCTGAATCATTGCCACTTACGGATACACTGACAGGGACATTAACGGTAGTAGTATTGCCAATCCTTGAGGCCATCTCACCTTTACCACCACCGACTATACCACCATCAGCAAAACCAGTAATACCAGATTGCAATCTATTCCAAACAGCCGTTTCCCTGTGATTAAGAATACGCTCACCTTCAGAAGCTACTATCAAGTGGGGTGTCTTACCAGTGAGAGAGCGTTCTTTGTTCATTGCTCCCACAATCCCCCCGTTAGCAAAATTCTGGATTTTACCCAGGGTATCTTTATCAATCATGCCACCCTTAGCAAATCCTGATAGAGTGGCTGTACCAAAATCACTGGCCACAAAAGTAGAAGGATCTACAAAATCCATGCCAGTGGGAACAAAAGAGTTAATACCTCCTAAGTTCATTAGCCCAAAAGACATATCACCTCCCATGCCGGCAAAATCAGAAATATCAGACGTATTCCCCTTGTCCTTACCTTCCCCGCCTTCCTTCTGTCTAGCGGTGTTTGCTGCATCTTGAAGTGCGTAGGCAGCTTTTTCTAATTCGTGAGCAGATTTAGACAATAGTTGAACAGACACGGCTGCTTGTTGTAGTTGCAATGCTGCTGCGCTTAACCCCTGGGTTGGTGGTTGTATCCAACTAAAGAGCGCATTAGTCATGTACTTGGATGCAATTTCAGCTAAACTATCAAGGATACTATTAGCTATTCCTTTCCAAAGCTTATCCAGTGAATCAGCCCAACTATCTCCTTCTTTGTTCCAAATAAATTCTTTAAAGGCACTCTTAAAGCCACCTGTGAAAGACTTGAGAACTTGGCTAAACTCTGAATATTGAATCTTAATAGCTTCTGATTTTAATGCCATTTCCGCATCTAAATTTTCTCTAAGCGCGATCGCATTTTCATTGCTGATTTTCATATTTTCAACATCTTGTTCTAGTTGCATCTTCTTCTGTGCGTACTCATGGCTTAAATTAATTTGGGCTATCTGCTTATCAATTCTTTCCCCAGCCAGGTCAAGTCCTAGTGCCTTAGCAATATTACCTTTACTCTCTAATACAGTTTTAGCGGAATCAGATACTTTGATCCTAGTATCTAATTCTGTTTTTTGATTTTGTAGTTCACCCTTGCGAGTATCGCGCTCAGATTGTTTTCTAATTGCACCTAACTCAAGTCCACTGTTTACTTTGAGAGCATCTATGCGTTGTTGCCTTTGTTCTGCGGTGAGTTTAGTATTGTTTTGGGTGTCAAGGATTTCTCTATTAAGTCTGTTTAATGCACTTTCCTGTTCCAGGGTAGCCCGCTTAGAAATATTAGCAACATCTACCATGCCATCTGCGGCTGTGGCTGCAAACATCTTTGCCTGTAAATCTAAGTTTTTAATACCAACATCCTCAATCAAGATTTTGACATCTAAAGCATTTATTTCTCGTTCAATTTGTTTGGCTAAATTGTCAGTATTGTACTGCATATCAACTTTTTCCATCCCTAATTTATAGGTTGTTTCAATCGCCTTTCTTCTGCGCTCAAAGTCCTCTTTAGTCATTGATCCCCGCTTAGTTCTCTGTTGCTCTAGTAATTCATTCTCAGATTTTAGTTTTTGATTTTGTAAACTAGCGATCGCTACTACCCGCTCCATTGATGGTATCTGCAATATATCTTTATTTAATGGGAACGATTTTTCTTTTTGTTTAAGCAACTCTAATTGACTTTGCAGTACGCCTATATCAATACCAAGATTGTCAGACATACGAGTGTTTTGTGATATTTTTTGCCTAAAAATAAAATCATCTTTAAGCCGTTGTAGGATCATAGGCTTGTTTTTTATCAGGGCATTTAATTGGTTTTGGGCTGACTGGGCTTCTTTGGTATTGGAACTTTGCAAAGCACTATAGAGTTTTTGCAGTTCTTTCCCGTCCGTTTTTATGCCAAGTGATTGAAGTCGCTTAACCAAAGTGTTAATTTCTTCTCCAGACAGATTGGGCATTCGAGATGCGCGAACAATCTTTCTGAGACTATTACTTTCTTCATCTATCCTGAGTGATTCCTCTGCGTATGCTAAATCAAATTTTTTCTGTTCAGTAGCAGCAGGGTCACTATCAAGAAGTATCTTCCTAGTAGTTAGTTCACGTCGTCGTCTACGTAGGTCTGTATCATCTTTTTTGTTTTCAGTCTCTATTCTTAATTTTCTCAGATCCGTTAGTGCTTTGATTATGGCAGCCCTCTCCTGTTCCTTTGAGAGTCTAATTTGTTCCTTTGTTAACTGTGTCTTTGTCTGTGCATTAGCAGTGGGTGCTTGAGGGATAAGTTGTTGTTGTGTTTTGGAATCAAGTTTTTCCCCTCTTATCTGTTTTTCTGTTAGTTTTCTAGCAGTGTCTTGAGGGGTTTCTGTTGGTTTTTCTTCTCTCTTTCGTGCTTCTTCTCTCTTTCGTGCTTCTTCTCTCTTTCGTGCTTCTTCTCTCTTTCGTGCTTCTTCTCTCTTTCGTGCTTCTTCTCTCTTTCGTGCTTCTTCTCTCTTTCGTGCTTCTTCTCTCTTTCGTGC